GTCTAACACTTGTTTCTTGTAATTATTTATAGCCTCATCCACAGTTTGCTTAGTTCGTATGCTAATATACTGTTGTTCTATCCCCATCAAGTAACCCAGTATGATCCAGTTTAATGGTTTCCAAGGAGTCTTCAGACTCTTGTAGATACGTCTAAAACGATCTAGTTTTAACTTAGGCATATATCATGTATAATACGTAATATCACTATCTAATTATTACAGTTCGTTTACTTAGATAGAGAGAGGTGCTTTAAAGTAATATCATTAACGGATATTAAAGTAAAGAGGAGGTTGTGTCTCCCCTTTACAGAGAAAGAAGTCCACCCTTCTCCTTCCCCCTCTTATTCCGACCTCTGCCTAAGTCCAGGTGGGGACTGAGTTCCCGTCAACGTTACCCTGGGCTTGTTGTCTTTGGTCTACATCCATCCCTAACACTAGATGATTAGCACTTGACTGTGGGTCATCTAGGAAAGCTTGTAGTATATCATCCCACTCTTCACGTTTACGTAATTTGATCTGTTCAAGAGCTGAAATAGATAATGCATCGGTAAAGTATTTAACGCCTTGAGCTAGACAGTCTATTCTGTCATCATGTCTCACTGCAAACTTCATACGACACATACGACTCATCTGGTAAAAGAGCATATAGAGGAGCCTACTTTCAGGTGCACTGTCTTTGTTCGAGCTGTAATCCCACTCAATAACCCCACGGTCAACAATAAGACGATGCTGGTTAAGAATAGGTTCAAGCGAGTCAATGATTCTGTCTTCCTTCCGAACATTTGCACGAACCTCATCAATAAGAATCTGTTGTTTTGTTTGTTGTATATGTTTTTTAAATAATTCACTTACGATACCATCTCCGAAGTTTGTTTCGATAACCAATGTTGTAACGTTATACTTTTTGCAACCTTTAAGGATATCGAGCAAGGTATTATCACTGTACCCATCTCTGTATGCTCGCATTTCATGCAAATAGAGGAACCCGTTTTTTTGGGATATATAGGCAGCAGCAGTTTCATCTGTTCCTCGCCCTGATGGGTCAACGGAGCAGATTGTTTCATCATACTCTGTCCATTCTCCTTGCAGTTGCATAGGCGAATAGAAATAATCTCCTGGAAGTCCAACGGTAGGTAAGTCTTTAAGGACGTTTCTGGGATCGGAGCACCATATGACATTGTCGGGTGCTTTAGTAGGATTAACACTAGTAACAATGAGGTCAGCCATTTTAAGAGGGAACTTTTCAGCGTCACTAAGAGTTGTGTCAAGTTGGAACTGTAGCATAAAGTTACTACGTCCCATTGCTGCTTCTCTTTGTAGGAGATCCTCGTCACTAAATCTGTCTGGATCTGTGCAGTCTCCAGCTGATGCTCCATTGTCAATGTCTTCCTGTAGTTGTGGTGCTAGTAGTCCCTCGTATGGCGTTGAATCTTTAGGAAAACGAGCTGGCCATACAAAGGGACGGTAATTCCGTTCAGCAAGTTTTCTATATACTGTGAAAGTAGTCTGGGGTGTTCCCAGATACATAATGCGACTATCATCATTAGGTGTAAGAATAGATTCGGCTTCAGTACAGAGTTGTAAGAGTTTCTCTCTCATTAGTTCTGTCATACTATTACCTGGCACTTCTATATCATCTAAAATCATGAGGTCAGCTCTTGATCCAGTTAACTGACCAGTGATACCCACAGACTTAACTGAGGGTGCCTGGTGAGGTGCACAGTTAACATCAAATGATATACGTGACCAACGTGCATCATCACTTTTAGGCTGTAGATGCTTGAGCCACTGTGTCTCTATTATTAGTTTCTGTAAAAATATAGACATGTTATCTGCTCTTTCTTTAGATGCAGATATAATCATTATCTTTTTTTCTGGATCTTTGAACAAGGTCCATAACACAAAAGCACCAGTAATCCAAGATTTACCAACACCTCGAAAAGCTTGAATCTGGAGTCTCTTGGGTCCTGATTGTAAGTAGTCTGCGATGGCATATTGTGCTCTAGTAGGTTGGGGTAGATCAAGCTGGTCCCACAAAGCTTGCAGAAACAGCTTGAAATCGCCCTGTAAGGCGGTTAAAACGTCACTCATATGCAATATGATCTAATATTCTTTTCTCTCGCTGTGGGATGTGTCCAAACGTGCTACGCATCCAATACAGCCAGTTCATACTACCTTTATCCTGATTACATTTTCTACATGCGGGTACAAGATTTGATTGTAAATCTTCTCCGCCAAGTGTTCTAGGCTTGACATGGTCAAGTGTAAGTTCGTGTAATTCATAATTTCCTCCGCAATAAACACATGTACAGTTGAAGTGCTCTTTTATAGCTCTTCTCCAGAGCCGTTTAGATTCTGAACTTGTCATGGTTATTAAGTTGTGTAAGTAATGTTCTGGACTAGGTAGTAAAGGGGTCATTTTTTAGTTCTGCTTTGTCTGTTTTTAGATCTGTGTTGTGGTCTGCCATTGGTTTTGCTGCCTTTATAATGGGCTGCATCCATTTTGGAACCTTTTGGTATCTCTAACTTAGCTCGAAGCTTCTGTGCATTTCTAATAATGCTTTTACCCTTATCAGTTTTATTGTATTTAGTTTGCTGAACTAAACGTTTCTGTCTAGCTTTTTTATTTTTACGATAATATTCAGCGGTTTCTGCCATATAATCTCCTTTGAACTAGATCTGGGTCTACTTCAGGTAATACGTTTGCTAATTTTGCTAATGGGTTGCCTTCGTATGCAACACCGCTTATATCATTTGCTTTCAGCCAATCACAGGCTGCTTTTAAATCTTGGGTAGTTGCCTCACCACCCTTAACTCTATCTAAAAACTCTTGTGTGACCAACTGATGCAGTTCGTTAAACTGTGATTCAGTTGCTTTGTTCATTATTCTATGTCTAATCCTTTTTTAACCATAGCTAAAACTTTGTCATCAAGACTATTGTCACTCTGCTCTACAAGTTTTTCTAGGATATCCACGATAAAAAATTTAAATTTATCACTTTTTAAAAAAGTTAAAACGATTGGTTTTAGTAGTGCTAACATCTTTCTTTGGTAATAATGATTGTATAGGAACAATGTCGGAACATAATCCGTAAACTCTTGTCCCAGGGCGGATTGTAAAGCCCTTTTGTTGTAGTTCTGCACATTTTAATGCACGAACAAGTTCATAGTCCAAACGCATCTTCTCTTCTTGTCGTTTAGCTATATCTTTGCATTGTTTTAAACCCTCTCTGTCAAGTGGTACCATAAAATTTACTTGAAAGCCCCAGTTTTCATTTAGCTGATAGCTTGAAGGATACAGTTCTCGTGTATCTTCGTCTGCTGAGTAGGGGTTAACATGGTTACCCATATAGAAAGGACTAAAAGTCATTGTACTTCCATTACATTGTATGGATGGTCCATATGATTGTCTGGAAGACGCTCCATTGTTCTGAAATTGTATTGCCGAATTAGTCACATTTCCAGTCGCTGCGGCCACAGGGTTGGAGCTATTATTGACTTTTGGCTCTTCAGCTAGTACTGGACTTACTGAGAGAATACAGAGAGCGAGGTAGTTGTAGAGTTTATAGTGTAGTTTCTTGTTGTATCCCACTGCTCTACTACGCCAGCTGCTCTTGTTGTTACTTCTAAGTTCCAAGGTAATGTATTGTCAGTTACAGTAAATACAGCATCGCCTCCAGATATTCCAGCACTAGCTGCTGCTGATATATTACTACCACTCCAGGTATTTACGGCAGCTCCGAACACCTGACGCTGTTCTGTTTCGACAATTGTTTGAGTGGTAGTAGTCGTACTATTCATCGACCCTGTAGTAAACTGAGGAGTTACGACATTTGCTCTAGCTATGCTGGGTGATAACAAGGCTAACAGAATGATAATTTTTTTCATTGTTTTGGTTTATCTTCTTTTGACTTTTTGTTACCTGTAGACAGTCCAAAAGTGGCTAGTGCCCCCGTAAAAATCGAGGCCACGAACGTGATATCAGCTGACGCATTTGTTTTTTTGACCATAGGAAGTTCAACATAATTAAGAGTAATTATAAATCCACTCCATATGACAACACCCAAACGGACTGCTGCACCAAGAACTGCCATCTGTTCATCATGGTCGTCTACATTTTCTTTTAGTTTTTTTAGGAAACTTTTGGGTTGTCCTTTGATGACCTTATCTTCTTCCATGCTGTTTTTAATATAGGTTTCATTGCAGTTACAACCCATTTAAAGGCTGCTGTTGCTGTTAGTGTTGCAGCTACAGAAACGACTGCTGTAGTAGAAGCCGTTATTAGTATTTCGTTTTCTGGTAAAGGCATTTTGACATCAATTATAGGTATATCAATTTGCCTTATGCCAGTAGGTGCTTCTTCTGTAGCTTCTGGTTGTGTACCCTCTGGTTCTCTAAGATCGCTTGGAGGTACAACTAAGGGTACATAACTAGGAACGTCAGCGGTGGGTAAAGGTATAGATATTGTTTCTATTTTATCTACTGGCGGAATTACTATGGTGGGTATTTCCACTATTCTGGTTTAGCTTCTTTTAATGATTCAGCGTTTCTTTCTACAGCGGTTTTAACTATACCTAAAGTATATGCCTGTGTTACTTGAGCATCTTCGCCTACTGCAATTGCAATTGAATTAGCATTACAATGCTTAGTATTAATTTCAATAATTTCTTCTTTTGCTATTTTTGCTCTATTTTTAGCTGCATTATCTATCCAGCTTTTAACATCAACAGCTACAAATTCCATAGACTTTTTTTCTGTGTCTGTCAGAGTAATTGTATAATCCATAATTTTGTATTAACCTATTAAGAATCCGCTAAAAAGAGAATATTCGTGACCGTGTGTAGTTATACTTTTACCTGACACATTATTCACAGTTACATAATCGTTAGCAGACAATGAACGTACAATAGAAAATGAACAGTAATCATAATAACTTGTACCAGCGTTCCAAGAGAAACTGACTAATATAATGTGCCTGTTATTTCCATTAACTTGAAAAACTGGAGTCCTATGATGGTCGTTATATCTAATAATGCAATAAAAATTAAATTGATATGCTCCGTCTACAGGTGCAGTAAATCGGTAGTTACTGGTATTAAAATGACTTCCACGATTAAAAATAGCACTATTAAATGGAAAAGCAGCACCATTAGACCATGTAAAATCTGCATTAGTACTATTTCTTATAGCAAATGCTGGTTGATATGGCTTTGTTACGTTCCCAGACGAGTCTATACGCATACGTTCTGCACCATTTGTTTGCAGTATCATATAGTCGCCACTATTAGTATACTGTATTCTTCCAATACCAGTTTGTTGGCTGTCACCAAAATTTACACCACAATGGTCTGTTGTTCCACCAGTATTCAAATTTAATTGGGCATGACCAGCACTTGTGCCTTGAATAGTTAAAATAGGATCACTACCTGATAATGCAAAAGTCAAATTTGACTCACTATTTAAAGTATCAGAAGTACCAGTAGCAGTGATAATTCTGTTATCTGCTTGGTTGTTTATTGTTATACCAGCAGGGATAGATTCAAACGTAGGGTCTGCACCGTTGTTTGCTCGTAAAAACTTACCATCGTTAGATGATGTACCGTGTGGTAGTTTAGCTAGTGTTACAGCTTGGTCGCCTATTTTATCTGTTGTAACCGAACCATTACTTATTCTAGCTTCATTAATTGCACCATTTACTAATTTAACACCAGTTATAGATGTGTTTGCTATTTTATCGCCATCAATACTATTACCAGCTATTTCGCTATTTGTAATACAGTTACTTGCAAGTTTAGCATTTGTAACTGCGTCATCATTTATCTTAGCTGTAGTAACTGCACCGTCATTTATTTTAGCAGTGGTAATCTGACTGTCTGCAATCTTACTTGTAGTAACAGCATTATTAGCTAGTTTAGAAGTGCTTACAGCACTAGCAACTAGTTCAGGAGTGTTTACAGCATTAGAAGCTATTTTGTCAGCAGTAATAGTTTGACTAGCTATTTTAGCTGCTGTAACTGCACCGTCTGCAATCTTAGCTGTAGTTATCTGTGCATCTACAATATTAGCTGTGACCACTGCATTGTCTGCTAGTTTAGCTGCTGTAACTGCATCTGCTGCAAGTTTAGCTGTAGTTATACTTCCATCAGCAACAGAGCCAGCTATATTAAACTGACCAGCCATACTTGCATGGCTACTGCACTGATAGTAAAGTATGTCAGGAGAGTCGTGTGGTACAGTAAATACTATTTCTGTACCGTTACCACCTCCGTTGTTTGTAACTCCTGTGTTATACGCATCGTTAGTTCCACCATTAGCTATGCTAGTTTTGATGTAAAACGGATGCCCACCTGAGTTATTTTGAAAAATATATGTGTGTCCTCTTGTTAGGTATATAGTAGGATCATTTACCGTACCAGTTAAACCAGGCCCAGTAAAAGTATAGTCGCTAGTGCCATTAGCACCTAAAACCCACCTAAGACTATCCTCTACACCTGTTGAGGCTATTTTAGTTAATGTCATAAAAAAAAGCCCTCTGTTTAGAGGGCGATAAAATTATTCTGGTTTAGGATATTTTTTCTTAACTGGATCGACTATATCTGTCTTCCATTTATCTATACCGTTGTGGTATATATAATCTAGTTGTTCACCAACTGAAGGGTAGATAGTATCAGTTGTACCATCTGCCCCTGTTCTCTTTAATTTATACTCTTCAGCTTCCCAAGCTGACACTAGAGCAGCGTGTTTAGCATCTATAGCTTTTTCTTCATCTGCTGTAAATGGTGTTTTAACTTGAAACTCATCTATATTTTGAACATTAGTTTCATCGTTAGGATCTACACAAACAATTCTAGGACGACCTATATCGTCAAAATATTCAGATGCAGCTTGTAATCTATCAGGTTTCCATGTTTGCATTATGGTATAAACTCCGTTACTATCATGTTTCCGTATGTTCTAGCACTTGAACTAACTCTGTTGTCATAGTTATTACCATTACCACCACCAGATAAGTTAGTTCTGTTCATAGGTCTACCACTTGATGACACTCTATGCCAATACCAACCTTGTGCAATAGTTATATTTCCAGTTGTACTACCAATTTCACTAGCAGTTACAATACAGTTATAACCTAAAGTTGTAGTATCGCTATTAGGTCTAAAGTGTAGCAAACCTTTAGCGTGTTTGTAACCATTAACATTCATTCTTACACCAAGGTAAGGGCCGTTAGGTAACTCCCATCCTGGTAAAGCTACTTCAATATGTAAAGAAGAAGTACCATGTGCTCTGTTATAAGTTTCTGTCCAATAATTATATTCAGCACTTGTGTTAGGAAGTTGTGATAAAGAAGAGTACTCATATCTTTGTATTTTAATAACTTTTTGTTGTGTACCTTCTGGATATATAATAGCCATTATGATACCTCCGTTAAATTAAATTTGTACTTTTTACCAGAACGATTATTTTTTAAGAACAAGTCTGATTCTCCTTCTTGTATTGTCCAGTCACCCCATGTACCATCTACATCGTTAGCACCTTTTGCTTCATTAGATAAATGAAGGTCACTTGTATATAAGTTTCTTACTCTTGCGTTTGATGCACCAATATCATAATTTCCATTGGCTGCTGGTTTATAATGTCCATTAGAATCTATATACCAACGCTCTACGCCGCTAGTCCAGAACATTGTAGAGTGAGATCCTGTACCTTTAATGTGGTTGGTACTAGAACCATCGTGATAAATTTGCAGATCACCGCCAGATCCAACATTACCTAGACGCACCTGATTGCCGTCCGCTAAATGTAAATGACCACTAAGTTCTGCTCCATTCGACATGGTGGCAAATTTTAAACTGTTGTCGAAATATAATTCAACAGCATTATTAGATTTAAATACAGCAGAACTATGACCATCTCTAGGTTCTAATTTTATGTGACTACCACTAGCACCAAAAATTCTTAAATGGGCTTGAGTGTTTGTCATGTTAATGGCATTTTCTGTACCATTATGGTAAATTTGTAGGTCATCACCAGTTCCTAGCTTTACACGCCCACTGTCATTTAAATCTACATGGCCAGAAATAGTAACACTTCCAGTGCCTTCTATATTATTATTATTTAAGTCAAGATTACCGCCTAACTGTGGTGTTGTGTCACCGACTAGATCTGTGTTAACAGTGTTACCAGATGCCGCTGTAATACGTCCCTGTGCGTCTACAGTGATGCTTGGAATAGAAGTTGATGAACCATAGCTACCAGCTGTTACAGACGTGTTAGCGAGCTTTGCAGCAGTTACTGCGTCATCTGCTATTTTAATTGTAGTAACTGCACTGTTTGCTAGTTTAGTTGTAGTTATAGCATTTGGAGCTGTTTCAGTCTCTCCAATAGATTGAGCTGCTATATGAACAGTACTTATAGCATCATCTGCAACTTTAGCTCCAGTAATTGCATCGTCAGCTATCTTAGCTGTAGTTATCTGTGAATCTGATATGTCAGCAGTATGTACAGCTCCATTACTTATTTTTGCAGAAGTTATTGCACTATCTGCAATCTTAGCCGTAGTAATTTGACTATCAGATATATCAGCAGTATGCACTGCACCAGCAGATATTTTAGCTGAAGTTACTGCATTATCTGCAATCTTAGCTGTAGTTACGTTTGCATCTGCAATTTTTGCAGTCGTAACATTAGCGTCTACAATCTTTGCAGTTGTAACTGATCCGTTCTGTAGTATGGCTGTTGTAACTGTATTGTTACTTGGTGTACCTATTCCGACTGTTGATCCGATGACAGTAACGAAAATACTAGCACCATTAGGAGGGGCGGACCCAAAGATAATGTCATTGCCAACAAGAACGAATCCCTCGCTTGGCTGGCTTGATCCAGCGTTAGGTTTCTGAATGACTCCATCGACACTAACAAGTAACTGTTGTGCATCAGATGGTGCATTACTAATTGTAAATCTATAAGCTGTTCCATTTGGTGTTGCACTACCTCCACCTGTACTTGATGAGCTAGATATTGTAGATATAAAGAAATTACCAATTGCAGATGACTCTTCCCAGGCAGAATTTTGACTAGAGTAAACCATAAGCTTACTGTTAGTTGTGTCATACCATAAATCACCACCATCTAAAGAAGATGTAGGTGCAGAAGATGACACTCTGTATCTGTTTGAGAATGAGTTAACTGTCGCACTGATAGCTGCAATATCCGCAGCACTAGCTAATTGTTTGTGGAATGTATATGTATGTAATGTTGTTGTAGTCTGAACCTGTAGTCCACTGCTTGCAGCTAGACTAGTATTACGTAGTGTTGTTGGAAACCCAGTTATAGTTACTGTGTTACCTGTGCCAGCACCGTTAGCTATGGTTGCTACACCAGTGTTACTAACAGTAATTGCACTTCCACTACTTACTTGAGATATAGATACAACAGTACCAGCACCGTTACTGGGGTCTGGGTTTGTAGCAGGGAAACTTGTTTCATCAGCAATAGCTACAAAACCACCAAGAGCATTAGTAACTGCAAGTATTTGATCGTTTACAGCTTTAGATGTAGGTATACGTGTATCGCTAGTTCCAGTTAAAGTTGTTTCTAGTGTTATACCATCGAGCTGGTTTAATTCTGCTGTAGTTGCTGTAAGAGCTGTAGAACTTGCTAGGTTTGACGCAGTTGTTGACTGCATACCAGCTAGTGTTGAAAGTTCACTGTCAGCTATCTTGTCAGTTGTGACAGCATTGCTTGCTAGTTTAGCTGTTGTAATATTAGCGTCTGCTATTTTTGCAGTAGTGACCTGATTATTACCTATATGTGCTGTATCAATAGATCCGTCAACGTAATGCTCAGAGTCTATAGAGTCATCAGCTATTTTTGTACTATTTACTGCATCCGCTGCTATCTTTGCTGTAGTCACATTTGCATCTACAATTTTAGCAGTTGTTATCTGTGCATCAGCTATATGTGCAGTGTCGATAGACCCATCAACATAGTGTTCTGAGTTGATCTGATCGTCAGCTATTTTAGCTCCAGTCACTGCGTCAGCTGCTAATTTAGCTGTTGTTACATTACTGTCAGCTATCTTTGCTGTAGTAACTTGACTGTTACCTATATGAGCTGTATCAATACTACCGTCTACATAATGTTCAGAGTCTATACTGTCATCTGCTATCTTCGTACCGTTGACTGCATCAGCTGCTATTTTATCTGTAGTGACAACACCAGTAGCTAATTTTGTAGTAATGATTGTACTATTAGCTAATTTTGCAGCAGTCACCGCACTGTCAGCTATGTCTGTTGTAGCTATTGTGCCATCTAATATTTTATCGCTTGTTATTGCACCTGTATCTATTTGCTCCGCTAATACAGGATTATTTTGTAATTCGTGTATAGCATATAATGCTTGTTCTGTATTAGAGTTTAAATCAACAGCTCTTATAGACGAACCAGCTGCATATACAGCTTTAGGATCATCATCACCTGTAGACTTACCAACAGTTGTCTGTCTATATACTCTTACTAATACTCCTGATTTAGGTGCACCAGAAGTTTCTTGTACAGAACTATCTATACTTGTATTGTTAAAAGTTATTTTGGTGGGATTGCTTGCAGTATCAACTGCATATTTAGTTGTTGCTTGTGTTACTCCGTTAAGAGCAACTTTTACATCTTCAGTTTGTAAGACAGGGAAAGTGAACGTAAATTCCAAATCGGAACCATTAGCCGCACCTCCACCGTTGTCGGTGTATGTAATTGGCATTTTCTCTTAAGAGTTATATTTTTCAGGCGGATTATTTATTACGTAGATTGAGAATTGCTTCTTTATTTTTTATTCTGTAATTACCAGTTTTCTTTAATGTTTTTAAATTATCTATTCTTCTTTCATCTCTTTCTTTAATTAACTGTTTAACTTCTGGATGGTTACGTATTTTATTAAATGCTTTTCTTTTTGCTATTTGAAAAATTCTTTTTATTTCAGCGTTATGAACATATGCTTTCATAGGATCTCTACCACGATTGCCATTGTTCATATCGAACATCATTGTATTCAAAGAATTTATTATTTTTGGATTATCAGCTAACGCATTTAGTTGTGCTTCTATATTTTGTTCACCTATAGCTTTAGCAAATAAAGATCTAACTCTTGCATTCTTACTAAAATCTATACCCTCGTATGAATATGTTGTTGTTCTTAAATCATATCCACTATCAAATAACAACTTTCTACCTTTACTGTAATCTAAATTTACTGTAAAAGGACTAAACATATTAAATAAACGTGTAGGGAAGTCCCAGTTTCTTATTGGTTTACCTGTAAGAGTGTCATATTTTGTAGGTAATTCGAATGCTGCTACACCCTCTAAATATAAGTTTCTATTTCTAAACGACTGTAATAGACCAGAGTTAATCTCTTTCATGTATGGATTGAATACTTTACCTAATTCATTTCTAAGAGATGATAATGGAATTGTATTATTAGCAATACTTGCAATAATTCTTTCCATAGAACCTGGTTTTCCAGCAAATAAATCTACAAATTGTTGCATACTTGCAAGATATGACTTACTTGACAAACCTTGCATAATAACTATTGATAGTTTTCTGTATTGTTCTTCTGTCCATTCAGGACCCATTTGTTCATAATGATCACCAATATCACCAATAGTAGAAAGTATTAGGTTAAATGGTTCAAATGAATCGTATCCTACCCACACATCTCCTATTTTTATACTTCTTGGCCTCCAACCAGCATCAATCCAGGTCTGTCTTTTTTGCCTATCAGCTGGTCCGTTACCAGTTAAACCACCATTAACATAGTGCATATTTGCTAACAATATTAGACTACTACCAATAGCTATTCTACCTTGTCTTAATGCCTTTGCATTTGCTAAATCTTGTGCATTTCTAATGCCATATATAGCTAAATCACTTAAATTATCTGGTGTAGCTTTCATTATATCTCTAGACTCTTTTACAAGTCTATTAAATAATGGTGTATGTTTTGCAGTTAATGCTAAACCGTTCATACCAGTTCTAGCAAATAACAAGAATGGTTTTGTCCAGGGACTTGATTCAAATGCTGCATCTAATTTTGCAGAAAAACCTTGCAATTCATTTGTTAACGTTGCCTCTTTCTTTGCATATAAAGCTGCTTCATCAATAATATTACCATCACCATCCATGATTTGTTTATAAAACCTTTCTTGTGCTTCCTTTAGCATTTGTGGTGATATTTCTGTAACCTTACCAGCATTAAAAAGATCCATTGCTTCACGCATTGCTCTTTCTTTTGCAGTGGCTCTAGCTAGTATCAATCCAAATGCATCGTCAGTTGCACCCATTATTTTTGTAGAATAGGTTAAAAACTTATTATCATTAAGTGCTCTTGTACCATTAGCAATATGAAATGCTAATTTATCACCATCTGTAGCTCTACCACTGTTTTCTATCCAGTCAGTGTACATAGCCCACTGTTCATCACCTTTTGTAAATTGGTTAAATCTTGTTTTTACAGTTGCTATATCACCAGACCAATAACCATTAAGGTTATGTCTAAATAGTTCCCAGGCTTCTGGTATAGATTCTCGCATAGCATTCATGGCTGCCATAGATGCTCTTAATGTTGCACCATCACCACGTATACCAGCACCGACTGCCATTGATAAAGGACGTAAAAATGTAGCTGCACCAGTACCCATAATTGCTCTCATAGGAGTTTTAGGACCACTAAGTACACTATTAACCATTACCTTACCTAAACCTTTGACTATCAATCCTTGTTCAGTCTTACCTTTTATTTTACCGCCTCTAAATTTTTTTCTAATATAATTATCGTAATCATTAAGTGTATGTATTTCACCAGTAAATGATATGGCTTCCTGTATTGCTTTAAACAAATCATCATTGTCGCTTGTACCAGCAATCTCATAAGCTAACTTGTGTGCTGCTTTAGATTCAGCCATTTGTTTATTAACAGCTTCAAATACTTCAGCTTTAGACTCTTTTGTAAATACTTTTCCAGCTTTAAAATCAGAAAACTTTTTAGAATGAGTCATTTTTGATAATTTAACTTGCGTTAAACCAGCAATAACTTTGTCATATGTTGCTTTAGCTGGACCATCTACATCAGTAAGATTTGCATAATTATATAATTCTCTATTTGTAATACCAGAATCCCTTATTTCTTTTAGTAAAGATCCTATAACTAAATCAGCAGCTGCAACATTTTTAGGGTCCCATACTGCAAACTCATCAGGTGTTCCTGTATTAACAGTTGTTTTACCACGATTTAATAGGTCCCAAAACTCATCAGCTGTAAGCTCACTAGTATTTCTACCTTCCATTATTTGTTGTGCTAACTCTACAGAGTCTTGCCATACTTTATGCAATGGAATATTTTTTGCTCTTGCAGCAGCAACTTCTTCTTTTACTCTTGCATCACTCATATAAACTTTCATAAGTTTTACAAGTTCTGCCTCTGCCATTTCACTTGTACGTTTCATACGATCTAGTGATACTGGTGTTGTTACAGAGTCAGTAGAACCACCTTCTGCACCATATTCTGTTCTTATTCTTTTTAGCTGTTGTTTTACATTATATAAAGGACCAGTGGATGTAGGTGCAGCCTGTGTAGGACTTGCAAGATTTTTATTTTTATATGCACCAAATCCTGGTAATTGTAGCTGTTCTATTCCTTTTTCTGCTATTTGTGCCTGTACACTTTCGTTTCTAGCTAATACTTTAGACAACTCTTGTTCATCAATAATATAATCTTCAGTATTAAATAACTCTTTTTGTACAACACTTAATTCGTTTGCTGGTACTTTTCTAACACCTCTTTTTATTGCCATGCCAGCAGCATCAAACAATATTCCAATACCCATACCTTCTACAACATTTTTCAATGTTTTCATAGCAGGGTGGTCAGTATCTTTTGTAGAAAAAGGTGTATCTAGTAATCCAAAATTATCTCTTAGTACAGCTAGACCATTGTCATCTTGTGAGTATCGTGATACTAAATCTGACGTAGCACCTATTGCTGCACCTCTAACTAAACTACCAGCTACAGTTGTAGCAGCTCCTACACCAGCAGCTTTCATTGCTGGAATTATACCAACTGCTAACGATCCAAAATGGACAAGTCCTCGTAAGGCTCCTCCCCACCATGTTTTGGTTTCTATTGGATTTTCATCATCTACAAATGCATCATCCCATTCAGGCTTATAACCTTCCTCGGTTTGCATTTCTTCTTCCATTTCGCCACTGAACATATCAATAGCTCTTTCTGGAAGTGTTACTAGAGAAGAAGCTGTGTCTTGTAAACCACCACCTATTGCAGATGTAATTTCTTTAGCAAAACCTCTTACACCACCAAAGCCTTCTCTATTTCTAGGATCTTCAGCATCAGCAGCAATTCTTTCTTCTTCCTCTAGTTG